AACTCAAGCACGGTTGTTTACGGCACCACATATAACCACGATATCTGCATCAACCTTCACTGGGATGGCTCCCGTGACGGCGAATATGAACCCTATGTCTCGCACACCTATCCGCTCGATTCCTCGCTGACGCTCCGTGGCATTCCGAAACTCGATAGCGACAACAATCTGTACTATGACGGCGATGTGTGCGCAAGCGATGGGACGGTTACAAGGAAGTATGGCATTGTGGATTTGGGGACACTGAATTGGTCGTATGACACAAGCGTAGCACAGTTTAGAGCAAGTTTTCCGGCGGCAAAGGCACCTCTTTCCACGGTTGTCCCGAATATGCTGTGTGAAAAACTACAAATCGTGTCTTACGCCGAATTGAAGAACGCCGATAAAGCTATATCTCGTTTTTTTGCAAGTATAGACGGTTTTAATGTCAAATACTCAGATTACACCGATGCCGCTACCTTCAAAGCCGCAATGGACGGCGTTATGCTTGTCTACGAACTCGCCACCCCGACTACCGAAACCGCCGAGCCGTACACCGAGGCGCAGGTGGTTGACAAGGACGGAACGGAAGAGTTTGTCACAACGGGGATTGTGCCTGTGGGGCATGTGACGGAATATCCGGAAGATCTGGTTGGAAAGATTGATGAACTTCCTGATCTTCCTGAGACGGCAGGATCGTATGTTCTCAGAGTCACGGTCACATCGGGCAAGGCGAGTTATGAATGGGTGAGCGCATAAGAAAGGAGCAGTAAATGAGGATTGCACATGCACGAATCAATGAGATCGGCAGAGTGACGGGCGGTCTTCCGGGCGATCAGACGGGACATGAAGTCGAGACTACGGCATATTTCGAGTTTGAGTGGACAACGGTATTCCGCTATCCTTCGCTTGCCGAGAGAATCGCCACATATGCACAGCAGATATGCAACAACAACCACATCGGCTACGGACAGGGTGACCGCTATACGATGTGGCAACTGGCGAAGGCAAACGGATGGCGGTTTGACAAGATCAATCAGAACTGCGCTACGGATTGCTCCCAGATGGTAGCAACGATCTGTCAGGCTTGCGGTCTTCCCGTCTCGACCTACATGTACACAGGATCGGAGACAGGGGAACTTCAGAAAGCCGGGTTCAGCGTTATGCCGTACACAGGATCGGCTTCGCTGAAGCGAGGAGACATCCTTCTGACTACGAAGCGTGGACATACTGCCGTGGTACTGGACAGCGGTAGCGGTGGCGGCTACGATCACACCCCGAAGTGGGTAGGTGAAGTCTATGGCATACAGACACTTCCTGTCAGGACAGAACCGAGAGAAGGTGCATCGCTTCTGCCTGAGTGGAGATACCTTGGTCTGGGTAATCTCTTTGATGTTTGCGATACATCAGGATCGTGGCTCTACATACGCATCGCAGGACAGTATTACGGATGGATTCCGATGCTCTACTGCCTGAGAAAATCGCCACAGAAGGTCGGAACAGTATCAACCGATCTGCATCTTCGGGCGAACGCAGGAGCGCAGTACAAGTCCCTTGCCATTATGCCGAGAGGGGCGAATGTTGAAATCTGCGATCAGAAGCCCACATCGACAGGAGCAAAGTGGGACTATGTGATATACAACGGTCAGTACGGATTCTGTAGTGACCGCTACATCAGGTCATAACGCTACTTCACGGCGATATGATATGATTCCTCTGGGGCGATCACAGGGCTGTTACGGGCGATGTAAAGTCCCCCTGTGATCGCTTCTTGACGCATTGAAATTATCAAACAATTAGCAAATCAGAACCTCTGAACACCGCATGACCGCTTGAACTAAGGAAAAACGAGATCAAGACAAGGTTACTCTTAAGTAAAAGGTTGCTGATTCAGACAACATCTTAAAAAGTCAAGAAACACAACAAATAAGCGGATTCCACACGATTTACGGAATCCGCTTTTCTTTTCTAATCGCACCATATTCCCCGATAACTATTATCAAATAATTAGCAAATATGATACTTCTTCATTTCTTCCGCAAGCCACTCATCTGATACATGAGTGTACACAGAGTCGGTGACATTAGCTTTTGGAATCGCATGACCCATGATCAGCTTCCGGGCATACTCGTCCATATGGCACATCTTAGCGTTTGATGCAAACGTATGTCTGGTGTCATGTGGAGTATGTCCCATCCGCACTACCTTGTCGTAGTAGTAGGCATAGGTTATCTCTTTCCCATCATCACCTACAAATACCGTTCTGGCTTTGAATTTGCCACTTTTAACGAGGTTTCTTTCGATTATCGGCAGAATGTCCGAATGAACAGGACACCGCCTTAAAAGACCGTTTTTCGTCTTTGAGCCACGAATCCTAAGATAGTCATGTTCAAGATCAACTTCATCATTTCTCAGCCCGGTGACTTCGATTGGACGCATCCCGGTATATAGAGAGACAAGAAGCATATCTGATATTACATCTTCTTTCTGGAACAAATCCTTGACTTCATCTGCTGTGAACACCTTCCGTGCGATCTCAGTACTGTTGTCAATCTTATAGTCGGCGAGTTTGGAGTAGTCCTTATCGCAGATGTCATGGGCGATTGCATAGTGATACATCTGGTGCATCAGCATCTTACAGTATCGCCTGATCGTCCGTGGAACATTCATATCCGTGATGCAGTTCTCAATGTCAAAAGTGTTTATATCTGCAAAAACTTGGTCGTGAAGGGGAGTGAGATACTTGTAGGCACTTTGATAGTTCTTCATGTTGGTGTCGGCAATCTTGCTGTTCTTCTTCTTTGCCCACTCTTCATAAACCTGATCGAATGTGATTGAATCGTCCGATTCCGGGTTCAAGTTCGCCTGTGCGAGTGCTTCAAGGGCTTCTTTCTTTGTGGCATAGTACCCGACAATTCTGTAGACAGGGCGAACCTTCTTCTTCTCATCGTCCGTTTCCCACCGCACAAACTTCTTTGCTATGAACGGTCTGCGTCTCTTGCCAGACATTTTCCCGATCACACCGTACCTATTCGGGAGTCTCATGTCTTATCCTTTCTCCCGGCGATCAGACCTTCCGCATAGTAGCGAAGTCTGCGTAGGGTATCAGGATCGCAATACTCTACAGTTTCGATAAGTAGCTTCATCTCATCGTTAAACGCATCGGTTTCTTTCTCGTCATAATGAATCACAGGCGGCTTCTCTCCGGTCATCAAATACCGAAGCGGCACGCCGAAGTAATCCGCAATTCTCTGTAGCTTGTCTGCCTTCGGAACGTATCTTCCTTTCTTCCAGTTGCTAAGCGTAGCAGTGGTGATCCCTGTGTCCTTGGCAACTCTGTACGGCGTTACACCTCTTTCCTCACATAGCTTTTCAAACATCGAATACATAGCTTTTCCCTCGCTTTGAAAATAACTTTGAAAAATTTCTGCTTATGGGGTTGACACGCTAAGTAATCTATGCTATACTCCGTATATCGACTTCGATAACGAAGCGAAAACGGCTTGCATAGATAACTTAGTATATGTTTGTTGGCGCTTACATCATACTACAAAAACAAAGCTATTGCAAGTCACTACATTTAGTACAAGAAGGGAGTGGTGACCACAAGAAGATGAAAAACGATACGAAATGTGGAAAAATCCTCTACTCAACATACGCAAGGGTGCGTGACGAGCGAGGATTGACGGACTACAGAGTAGCATCCGATCTTGGATTGACAACGGCTTTCATGTCTAACTGGAAGAATCAGGGGTACTGCCCACGGATCGACAGAGCGAAAGCTATTGCAAAACGCTTGGATATTACTCTGGATGAACTTTGCGAGGAAGTCTAATGATTACTGTACATCAGGCGGCTATCCTTCTGGGTGGCACGGATGCTTGGGTGCGTAGCCTTTGCTCCAGAGGACTGGTCGGTGACAAGTGGAACGGCTGTCGGAAAGGTCAGCGTTACACCTACCGAATCGTTCCCGGACAGCTTGCAGAGTTTATGCGGATCAGCGAAGAGGAATTGATGGAGAGGTTGAAGGATGTGGAACATAACGAATGATCCTGCCGCCGATTGGGATGCATATTGCGAGGCGATGGACGAGGAAGAGCGAGAGATGCTTGCGTCTGCCCCGAAGTGCGAAGAGTGTGGAAGGTCGGTGGCAGAAGCTGACAGCAGTTATTGTTATGAGTTTAGTGGGGTGTATTACTGTGTGGATTGCATGGAGAAGAAACTCAGGGCGATACCCTACTACCAATGAGAGGTTTACACAATGATGAGCGAGAGAACGATCTACATGATCTGTTGCCCGATGATGATAGCGGCGGCGATCTTCACGGCGGTTATCTGGCATACCGATGCAAAAGCGAAAAATGCCCCTTGCGAGGCTTCTGTGGCATCGGACGATAAAGTGACCAACGAAACAGCTAAAATCGATTTAAGACCCGTTTTAGCGAGTTCTACGGCTATGTCTGGTATGCCGTGCGAGAACAGGGAACAGTTTGAGAGGTGGTATGAAGGTTATCGTACATCTGCCAGAGAGGATGAAACCGATGAATCGGAGACAAGCGATGAAACGGAAGAAGGACTTCAAGAGTGTGGAGCAAGCGGTTCTGTACTACAGACGGAAACCGAGACGGATGAGGCGGCTGATACAGAGAGTGAACCAGTACATACAGATGCACCGATCTACTCCGTCAACGGTGAAACATTAAGCCCCGACTTTCAGCGATGGATCTACGGAAAGCTGAGTGAAGCAGGAATTGAGTACTGGTATGAAAGCCTTTTATGTACCATGTACCAAGAGTCGCATTTCATTGTCAGAAATGTCAGCAAGGACGGCAGGGACTACGGCATCATGCAGTACAGAGCAGAGTTCTGGAATGATGTCAGCGCACAGTACGGATTCCCCGGAGCAGACATCTATGATCCATACGTTCAAGTAGCCATCTACATCAAGCAGACGGCAGAGCGAATCAACTCTGGGATCTCAGGGGCAGAGGTTCTGACAAGGCATAAAACATCCGATTGGGGAGTTTACGATCAGCAGTACTACAACGAAGTATCACAATGGTTTGACACCATAGAAAGGATTGACGAATGAGTGCAGATATTTTAGCGGCACTTAGCCATGTGGAAATGGCGGTGAAACACTACGAAGATGCGAAGGAACTTCTCGCAAAGCATGGAATAAATTTGGCGGAGTACACTTTCAAGACGATCCTTGTAAGCGGCGGCATCGACAAACTGGCAGAGGAAACCGGAGAAGAGCCGATCCTTACAGATGCCTCTCGTCCTTGTAAGACGATCCACCATAACGGAGTCGAATACTTCCAGTACGCCAAGCCGAAAATCGAGGAATACACATGGAGTTGAAATTTAGTTGGAATCGGACGCCGAAGTATCGCAACAAGAAGATTGAAGCGGACGGAATGACCTTTGATAGTAAAAAAGAGTACAAGCGGTGGTGCGAACTGAACCTGTTGCTCAAAGCCGGGGAGATCACCGAACTTGAACGGCAAGTGAAGATACCTCTGATACCGACACAGCGTGAACCTGACATCATCGGGAAGCGCGGTGGTGTGAAGAAGGGCAAAGTTATCGAGCATGAGATCAGTTACATCGCAGACTTCGTCTACAAGGATAAGGACGGCAAACTGGTTGTCGAGGACACAAAGGGATTCCGCACAAAGGAATATGTCTTGAAGCGGAAGATGCTCCTGTTCCTGTGGGGCATACAGATTACGGAATTGTGAGGTGATTGCGTGGCAAAGATTCATGTAACTGACGACCCGAAATGGGTCTGCAACAAAGAACGCTTTGAGAAAATCCGTGAACAGGCAAAGCGTTCTGAGAACGTAAAGGAGACATCGGGTGGATGAAATCAAGTGGATCAAAATCGTGACGGATGTTTTTGACAACAGGAAGATCAAGATGATCGAAGCCATGCCAGAAGGTGACGCACTCCTCATTGTATGGTTTAAGATCCTCACTCTTGCCGGGCAGATCAACGATGGTGGTCTTGTCTACTTCACGAAAGACATTCCGTATACGGAACAGTTACTTGCTACACAGTTCAACCGACCGCTTTCAATCATTCAGCTTGCATTGAACACGTTTGAGCGTCTTGGAATGATCGAAATTGCGAACGATGTGATCATGGTATCGAACTGGGAGAAGTACCAGAATGTCGATGGAATGGAAAAGGTTCGTGAGCAGACACGGAAACGTGTAGCTGATTATCGGCAAAGACAAAAAGCGTTGGTGAGTAACGTTACAAGTAACGCTACAGTAACGGTCGGTAACGCAACAGAAGAAAGAAAGAAGAATAAGAAAGAGAAAAAGAATATTACCCCCAATACTCTTACGAGTATTACCCCCAATGGGGGTGACGCACACACGGATTATGAATCCGAATTTGAAGAAGTGTGGAAACTGTACCCTAAGAAACAGGGCAAGGTAAATGCGCTAAAGGATTACATAAAGGCTCGTAAATCCGGGGTGAGTCGGAAAACCATTGAGGACGGCATAACAGCTTATTCCGATTACTGCCGTAGGAATGATCGCTTCTTCAAGGATGGTTCTACATGGTTTCATCAGAAGTGTTGGGAAGAAGATTATTCCGAGGACGAGCCGTTCAAGAAGGCAACAGGATGTGACGATCTTGGCTACTCCGTATCAGAGTATGCCGAGCAAATGAAGAGAGAGGGACTCTTATGACGGACAGGGATTTTTCAAGGATCAGAGCAATGATCAAAGCTGTCTTCCCTCGTGTTGAATACCTTGACAATCAGGACACCAACGGAATGTTTTTCAACATCCTCAACCGCTATGACTATCAGGATGTATGGCAAGGCGTGAAGAACTGCTTAGAGGTTGAGCGGTATGTTCCCACAATCAGCACGATTGTCCAGTACATTGAGTCATGCGAACGGTCGAGGAAAGAAGCATTGCGGAGAGCGTCTGCGGCTCAGATTCCTTCGATGACCGTCAAGTGTACGAAGTGCAATGACGCAGGATTCGTCTGGGTGACTTACAAGAATGGCACAGAGACGGCGAGGGTCTGCGATTGCGAGACGGCAAGGGAGAAGAATCCGTGGGCGTTCATGACGGACAAGGAGTACGAAGACAAGCATGAGGAACAGCGGAAACGTGGGCAGAATCCACCCTTGGGTGGCAAGCCGGGTCATCCGACAGAGTGGTGGATCGAGGAATACGGAGATGTGGTAAGCATATCGCCCGGTCAAAGACCGCCCGCTCCGAAAGCGGAAAGGAAAAGAAAATGAAGGATCAGGATATCCGCATTGGACAACAGGTTGTCTGCCTGCCAAGAGTTTTAGGCAAGCTGTGGACATCATGCGAGTGGTACGGAAAGATCGGAAAAGTCAAGGATTGCACGCTGACGCTGAGAAAGCCGCTTTACAAGATTGAGTTTCCTGATGCAACGCCGTACTGGGCGAAACCGAACGAAATGGAGAGGGTGAAAGAATGAGTAAGAGGTACATTGACGCAAACAAGCTGAGAAAGAATGTCGAGGACTTGCACGATTGCTACAATGGCTTTTCAGACACATATGACAAGGCTTGTATCATCGGGCTAATAGATGAACAGCCAACCGCCGATGTGGTGGAGCGGAAGAAAGGGAAGTGGATGGACAATCCGATTAATGTATGTAGCATAGCAAAGCATTGTTCCCGATGCGGATATCCATGCCTTGGATACGATTCATCAAATGGGCATAAATTTTCTTTCTGCCCGAACTGTGGAGCAGATATGAGAGAGGAGACAAAGGATGACAACAATTAGGCTGTTAGATGCAAGGCGCGGACTTCACACTAAGTGCATGGAACTGTTCAAGGACGCAACGATTGCCGAGTCGATTTATCGCTATCTTTGCGATGGCATAGAAGAGCGCGAAGATGCCGAGCCAGAACGGAAGAAGGGGAAGTGGACTTATGATATGCACGGATATTACAAGTGTTCGCATTGTGGGATAACGACCTATATTCCTGATAACAAAAGTGAGAGTTACCACTTTTGCAGATGGTGCGGCGCGGATATGAGAGAGGAGACCGACAATGAATGATCTGATTTCGAGACAGGCGGCGATTGAGGCGATCAACAGCCATTTTGGATTCAACGTCGAGGAAGAGTATGGGAGCGCGGTACAAGAGGTAATTAACGGCTTGCCTCCCGCACAGCCAGAGACCGAATGGAACAACCATACAGTTGCCTGCCTATTAGCGGAATTGTTTGGGGATACTTGCGCTTGCAATTTCAACGGCATTGATGAATGGTTGCCCGAAAAATGCGAAGTGATTGATGCCTGCCCGAATCCTGTTGGGGTTGCGTGTTGGGAACAGTTTCTGAAGCACAGGGCAGAAAGGAGAACCGATGAGTGACACGATCAGCAGACAGAAGGCGATTGATGCACTCGATGGAGAAATAGAAGTCACTGGAAAAGCGAACGCGAAAGCCGTGCTTAAATACACACGGATGGTCAGCGACAGAATCAAGGCACTACCATCTGCACATCCAGAGCCGAGGTGGATTCCGTGTGAGAGCGAACTGCCGAATAAGTATGGCAATTACTTAATAACGACAGACGAAGGAGAAGTTGACATTGGCTCATACAATCCTGACATACCCGGTGCTTGGAGTGCGTGTGATGCAAGAGGGTTTCACTGGGTATGGGGCGTGGTAGCGTGGATGCCTCTCCTGAAACCGTACGAAAGGAGCAAAGAATGAGTGAGTTGAAACCTTGTCCGTTCTGCGGAAGGGAAGCTGAAGAGGACAGCTATAAAAACAACAATCATATACCTTGCAACGAAGGATGGATTGGTTGTAGATGTTGTCGGGTGTTTATGAATTACACACACGGTGACAGAGGCAGAAAACTTGCGGTCGAAGCATGGAACAGACGGGCAGAAAGGAACGAGGATGAGCAACAGCCTTAAAAGAAGAGCGCATATACGCAGAGTTTGCCGTAAATGCGGAACGCGGTTGGTAACCAAGGAAGAATACGGAATCCTTTGCCCAAGGTGCGGATGGATGTTTGTACCGTGGACGGATCACGAAGTAGACAGGAAAGAGTTGGAAAGGAGCGAAGATGGACGCAAAACCGATTGAAGTCATTATGCGGATTGACTTAGCCGCATCGAATGGCGCGGAAATTGTGGCTCATGCCGAAAAAGTCAGCGAGTTGGTCAGGTGTAAGGATTGCAAGTACAGACCAACCGACCCGAAAGGGCATAACTGCGGACAGGACTTGGAGTTTCCTGATGATGTTTGTCCTTGCCAAGTAGGCGACAACTGGTATTCGTGGATGCCTGACGATAACTGGTTCTGTGCAAGCGGGGAACGGAAAGAGGTGGACGAATGAGTTGGAAAGAACATGAACGTGGCATCATCGATGACGGCGAGTGGGCATACGATAACCGCGATGAAATCCCTGACGATGCCGTACCGAAAGAGAGATGCGAGAACTGCAATCACTATCGCTACTCCGAGATTGATGACGAGTGGGTGTGCATGTGCCGATACTCTGAATACTGCGGAGAACCGATGGGAGACAACGACTACTGCGAGGAATGGGAGAGAGTGAAATGAAGAATGGTAATCTGCTTGGGTGCTTGTGGTTTTTCATAATGGCTTGCGGATTCTTGGGATCGTTCATCCTTCTGCTTCTCAAGCTGTTGCGGTTTGATCTGTCATGGATCGCGGTGTTCGTTCCGCTTGTGGCGGCACTCGCACTCACAGGGCTTGTGATCATGATAGCAGTACTGCTGATCGAGGGTGACGATGACGAAGAGAGAGAAGGATGAAATCTTAGAATGGCTTGTAGCGCATCAAAAGCTGTCTCTTTTCGGTTATCTGGGTGCGACAAGGGAAATCATCTACTGCATTCGATTCATCGATGTAAGAGACTTTTTAGAGCGTTATGAAGGGGGTGGTGAAGATCACACGGAAACAGCGGAGAGCGAGGAAGGATAGCAAGTACTATACATACCAAGGCGAGACGCATACGCTGAAAGAGTGGAGCGAGATACTGGGAGTTGCGAAGCGTACACTCTGGCGGCGAATGGCAGAGGGCAGACCAATAGAGGATGTCTTCTCAACGGATCGCCGGGTGGGGAAAACGTATGGACAGTATATGCAGAGTTACATGAACAGGCTTGAACGCGAAGCCGAGGAGAAGAGATGGGACAGTTAGAGTTTAACGAGGAGAAGCATGAGTATTCCATTGACGGTGTGAAGATTCCGGGGGTGACAGAGATCCTTTCACCGATCACGGCAAGCGGTTATTCCAAGATTAACCCGGCAGTATTGGAACATGCCGCCATGAATGGAACTCTGGTGCATGAGTGGTGCGAAATGTACGACTACGGATGCGCGGAAGAATCTGTTCCTTCAGAACTCGCACCGTACTGCATCGCATACGCGAACTTCATCCGGGATTATCGACCGCAATGGGAGAAGATCGAAGAGATTGTAGCACAGTACAATATGATCGATGTTGGGAACGATGAGTACTACGAAGGAAAGTTGGTCGGAGAGTATGCCGGGCGGCTTGACAGGATGGGTCTTTTGAATGATCGGTATGCCATCGTGGACATCAAGACGATAGCCGCACCGAATACAAAAAATCACATCAGCGTTTGTTGTCAGACGGCGGCATATGCCAAGGCAATTGGAAAGCCGTACATAGCGTATGATCGATATGCTCTGTATCTAAAGCCTGATGGAACGTATCGCCTGATGGATTGCCGCGAGTATGAACTAAAGAACGGCTTCTCAGGATCGGAGTTGTTTGCATCGTTATTGACAGTATACCAAGAAATAAACAGGATTGGAAGGAGAAAGAAATGAAACCAGTCGATAGGACAGGGTTGCGGTACGGTCGATTGCTTGTGTTGCGAAGAGATCACGGCAAATACTATGAGTGCCTGTGCGATTGCGGAAGGACGAAGCTTGTAAATGCTGACCATCTTGGGAAAGACACAAATAGTTGCGGCTGTCTGAGAAAAGAAGTATCAGCGGCAAGGCATTATAAGCACGGCGAAACCAATACGCGACTTCATGATTTATGGTGTACGATCCGGGAGAAATGCAACAACCCACAAGGGACGGAACACAATGTTTATCATGATCGAGGCATCAGAATGTGCGAAGAATGGAATGATTTCACAGTCTTTCGCGACTGGGCATTAGCGAACGGGTATGACCCAAACGCGCCGAGAGGGGCAACAACTATCGACAGGATAGACAACGAAAGAGGGTATTCGCCGAGTAATTGTAGGTTTGTTACGCTTGCAGAGAACATAAGGAATAAAAGGAAAGGAGCATGAAATGGAGAACGAAATTGTAATGTATGAAGGGAAACAGGCAGTTGTAAAGACAAAGGGAGTGAACTACTCCATAACAGCACCAATGACAGGAACAGCCGTGACATTGCAGAGAGACATCGACTTCGGTATTCTGCCGAAACTGAAAAGACCTACGCTCTTCAAGGCTGGTGCGGAAAAGGTGATCAATGCCTACGGACTGCTTCAGCACTATGTGGTTGAGAGTAAACATGAAGACTTTGGTGAGAACCCGATGTTCTTCTACATGGTCAGATGTGATCTTGTAAAAGTGAGTACGGATGGAAAAGAATATGTTTTCACTTCCGGGTTGGGGTCGGCAAACTCAAGGGAGAAATCAAACGGATTTAATGGGGCATATGACTCAGCAAATTCCTGTTTGAAAAAAGCCGCTAAGAGGGCAATGGTCGCGGCGGCAATTAACATTGGCGGCATCTCTGGGGCTTTCTATCAGGACTTAGAGGATTCAGATTTTGTCGAGGGTGGCTACAAAGAGATCGCCAACACGCAAGACCCGAACAGCCGAATCACGGCGGCTCAGACGAAGAGACTGTTCGCCATCGCGAATAATGCCGGGGTCAATGCGACAAAGGCAAAGGAGCGTCTGGCAATCCTTGGGTACAGTAAGGCAACAGAAGTCACACAGTCTGTATACGATGAAGTGTGCGAGTACATGGCGATGGAAGATGCCGAGTTCAATGAGAAAGTGAAGGAGAGGTGATTGGATGAACAGCTACTTGCAGGAACTGAATAAGCGTGTGTACTTGGCATTACGCAAAGCGATCAAGGGAAATGTCGAAACATGGTACGATGATCAGGGCAGCATTTGCATCAAGGTGGTTCAGACCTTCTCGTACTTTGAGAAGATCGAGGATGCCGTAGATTTCTTCCAGACATGTACGGTGGACGAGTTTGTGAAGATGTTCATCAGGAAGTACAAGGCGTTCATCGTTGACAAGTACATCTTCCGAGAGGCGATCATATGACAGACAATAATTATGTGGGGATCGCGGTCGGAGAAGTCATCGATCTTGCGGATGCGGATGTGACGCACTCAAAGAAGACGAATGAAGATCATCTTCGGATCATCCTGAGAGCGGATCACAGGAACACCTTCATTACCGTCTTTGCTCCTGCGGAGTCCATTGGATTCCGCAGAGGCAAGGTGGTAAGCATCAACAAGATGTACATGATCGGAAAGAAGTACAATGGCGTGGCGAATCGGCAGTTCGTCAATGTGTATGTAACTCTTGAGGAAACAGATGAAGAGCCGAATATGTATGCGGCGAACTCAGTAGTACATGCCAAGAAGGGCGAAGAGCATGTCGAGTGGCAACGCCCGGAGTTCAGAAAGGAGTGATGTTGATTGGCTGATGAAGAACTGTATGAGGTGGAATCGGAGAAGGTCGAGGGGAAAGTAGAAGGGCTGACATACTCACAGGCTGAGATCAAGATCCGGGAAGAAGCCAGAGTGAAATGGCTTGTCGATGTAGACCTGAGGGGCTTCGGGAAGAACCAGTTGTCAGAAGCTATCGGCATGGTCTTTCTGAATCGGACAAGGAATCGATCCGTGAAAGAAAATCACTTCTCCTGTGGTGCTGAACTTGCCGGGGTGATAGATGCCTACTGGTGTTTCCTGATGGATGTTGCCGAGAAAGGGCATACTATCATTCCTGATGTCGAACAGCTTGCCGACTTTCTGGGAGTGACAAGAGCCACGCTCAACCGATGGCGGCGAGGTGAAGATAACATCGAGTTTGTCGACCCGATCAACATCGCATGTAACGAGATCGCCCAAGTACAGAAGCAGATGGGGATGCAAGGCAAGCTGTCGCCGCTCCTTATCATGGCGAACCTCAACAACGATCATGGCTACACGCAGAAGCAATCAGATGTGCAAGTCAATGTCCGTGTCAGGAACGAGTTGCCTGATCGGAAACAGCTTACCGAGATCGTGGAGAGATTGCCATGATGGAGTACTATCAGGACGGTTTGGACGAACTCGCCGCCACGGTCATACGCACAGCCTATGAGGATCTGATCCGGGCAATGCTCTTCGATGCGATGGTGGAGCATAAGGACGAATCCTACAACTGTGCAAACCGATACCATGAGTTCACCCGACCGAAGAAACACAGACGCTACAACGTGTATTCGAAGACCATAGAGAGCCAACATAGCTGTGCGAAAAGGGACATCAACAGGCTTCGGGCATGGTTTCTGAAGGGCGAGAAGTTCCGCATGATGTCAAAGGACGCGAAGGGTGAATGGTTTGTCGGGGTCGCGGAAGAAAAGGTGCAGGAATGGATCGATGACAGGTGCATGGAAATCGATCTTTCCGTCCTGATCGATGGACATGATGCCGAGTGGTATCGGCTGAAGCGGCTGAAGTGGCAAGGCGAAAGAGATAAGTGGCGAAAAGAACATGGATTAAGCGAGGTAGATGATGGATAAAGATGATCTGATTAAGAATTTACTTGGTGGCGTAGAGCGCAACAAGGAGAACAGACTTGCTCAGTATCAGGAACTGGCACAGGGATTCTGCGTGATGGTGAATGAGTTTGAGAAGTCTGGCATGGATAAGCAGATGTCGGTTGCGGTTGCGCTCGACATTATTAAGTCCTTAGGCGGAAAGAAATGACGGCGAATAATATGCGCTTTGAAGCGTTCTGCTGTGAAGGTCGGTATCGGAATCTGCTCGTCAGATATACGGCTGATACCTACACAAGGATCATGCACTACGCGAGGAAACTGCTGAAGGACTATCAGATTTTCGACAGCGTATGTGTGAAGAATCACAAGGGAGAAGTGATAAAGGTGGTGAAGAGATGAACGATCAGACAGTTAAAGCAGACAACGGCAAGCCGAGATTGACGCTTGTGCCGAGACAGATTATCTGGGATATTGCGGAGACGAGGATGTTCGGGCTACAGAAATATGGTGATCCTGAGAACTGGCGAAAAGTGGAGGTCGAGAGATACCGGGACGCAATGTTCCGTCACATGATGGCATATCTCGATGATCCGCAAGGGGTCGATCAGGAATCGGGGTTACCCCACCTGAGTCATCTGGTAACAAACTGTGCTTTCCTCTGCGAAATGGAACACGAACAGCGGAAGAGACAACAGGCAGAAGATGTGGTGAAGGATATTCAGAAGGCGATTGATGAGTTCGGCAGGAAGACCGCGCCGATATGTCTGAGAGCAGATTTGGTTGAGAAAGGGGAGACGGAATGATCGTGAAGATCAAGGCGAGGGATTTTGAGTGAGGTTGGCGAGAAGATGAACGATGAAGTGTTTACCCTTGAACAAGAGGAAACGAAACGACCAGTAACAATGGCTGAGAAGATAGAGTATGCACACCGTGTGCTTCTGCTCGGAGCGAAGATGAGCATGGACTTTTACGGAGAGCCTTTGATGGTTGCGTACTCAGGCGGTAAGGACTCGGATGTGCTTCTCAGACTTGCGGAAGAATGTCTGAAGCCGTGCAAATTCGAAGTGGAAAATAGTCATACTTCAGTAGACGCACCGCAGACAGTATACCATATCCGTGAAGAGTTTGAACGGCTAAACCGTAGCGGAATCCATGCGTCAACCATAATCCCTCGTTATAGTGGGGGGGGGGCAGAAGACCATGTGGAATCTTACACGGCAGAAGCTTATGCTCCCGACACGGTTGGTCAGGTTCTGCTGCGCTGAACTGAAAGAGACTACAACGCCGAACCGACTTGTCGCAGTAGGTGTAAGAGAGGATGAATCGAGCGGAAGAAAAGGGCGAGACGCTTTCCAAACATGGGGGGGCAAGAACGCAAAAGGGCGAATGGACTTTTTTTCGCTTGACCACGCAGAGGAAGTGTATCGGGAATCCAAAGAGATTAACGACCCTGCGTGGGATTGTACACTCATAAGAACGGCAAAAGAAAAGGCAGATGTGCTGATAAATCCGATCTATTACTGGACGGAACAGGATGTAATCAGATACGCACATGAGCAGAAGATCACAATGAATCCGTTGTACTACATGGGGTACAGAAGAGTTGGATGCATCGGATGCCCGATGGCAAGCTATAAGGGAAGAGCAAAAGAATTCGCAGACTTCCCGAAGTATAAGCTGGCATACCAGAATGCGGCTGAGTACATCTATAAGGAGTTGAACCGGAAGGGGCTGAATAGAAAATTCCAGAGCGGACAGGATTTGTTTGACTGGTGGATTGAAGACCCGAAGACCCCGGGGCAGATGAACATTGATGATTTTTTAGGGGGTGCGGAATGAATGATAGAATGATCGCCGATGCCCTTGAAGAAATCAAAGAAGCGTTACGGCTTCTCGAAGAAGCGTTGCTTCTGATAGAGACTGCAACAGAAGAAGCGGATTAAGCGTCCCCTGTGAGAGCGCATCCGTCACGAACGGTTCAGACAGCAGATGACTTGCGGAAAAAATGAACCGTGTATAGAAGCGAAAGAGAGGTGATGCCTATGGAGTGAAACCGCACCGCATGGCAACACAGCGTATAACGCAGAATTTTGCCGATTGCCGGGGTTTTCCGAGAAAAGGAGTGTCATTCATCGAACCGCGCCACAAAACGGCGAAATGACGGCTTTTTCGATGTCACACGGCAGTATGGGTATTGCATCACAGCAGCCATGCGGAACGGAAATCGGTAGTAGGGTAGGAAAGGTTAGCCCCCGATAGGGTAGTAGCTGTCGGGGGCATATACGAAAAGGTGAATATATGACCCCGTTAGAACTTTCAAATAGAACGGGTCTTAAACTTCATAGAATTTACAAATGGCATAGTCGCGGTGTAGAAGATTTCTCCGAGTTTGAATAAACGCAAAAGAGCCACCCCGAAGGGTGGCTTTCTTACTTTTCCGTATCGTCCGGAATCCATTCAAGGATTGTTCCGGGTTGGCAATGCAGAAGACCGCACAATTTGTCGATCCCAATCGTGCCAAGCACGATACCTTCCCTGAGTTTCTGAATGTCTTGCCCACCTAAGTATCCTTCCTTTTTGAGGATGTACTGGGTGTACCCGGCATCTTTCAGCCGTTCCAACATGTTGCCTTTGTATCTCAGCATCACTCACCTCAGAACTCTACTTCGTTTCCGTCAGGATCTCTGATCCAGAGCATCCCGCATTTCTCTTCCTCACCGTTCTTCACGGCTTCCTCATAGCCTTTGATGGCTTCTTCAAGGGTCGGATACGATCCGTACACTTTCTTGTGCAGATCGCCGCCCTCGTAAATAACATCAAAGGTGTTACGTTTCTTAAAGATTCCCATTGCTTCATCTCCTTCCGTAAGAATAATCATACCTCAATTTTGGCTTGAGGTCAAGCAGAAAGACGGTCTGACCACCTACCGACAGGGTGCTTGAGTTTACCACTCGACAGTCATGCACTCCGGGGTCTTGCTTTCCGGGAAGTCATATGCAGAAACGCTTCCGCACAGACAAGGATCTACTATGATGTTGTTACACTTGAGGCTTTTCAGCAACTCAAGGCAGTCATCCTTGTAGCAAGGCTTGCAGATGATATTGAAGTACACACCAGAGGATCGGGTCTCAAGGACTTTGATCTCATGGGCGAACTCATATGTCAACTGATACCGCCAGACCTGATAGAATGCATCCTTCCATTCATCGAGCGTACCGCCGAAGTCCTTGTACCATGCTTTGATCTCGACCGCATCCGCGATCTCTGCAACGAGGTTCTTAACGTACTTGTGTTCCATTGTGTATTCCCTTTCGTGAATTGATCTCACCCATTTTGGGTGGAAGAGCAGAAGCGGAGTCGAACCGCTTCGTGAGAACCGCCTCTGCCCGGTGTGTCAGTGTGTTTTTCCGTAGAGGTTCGCTTCTTCCGCGATCCAGTACAGGCATGATTTGTAGTCTGCATACCGCACCTTGGTTTCGGTTTTCCATCCGTCCTTGTTTAGATCCCACCACCGTCTTGTGATGCGGTAGGGGTTGCGTGGTCTGTTCTCATAGATGATGCGGTACTCAGAAGCATTCATCTCGATCTTTGCCAGAAGTCTTTTGCTCATGTCATTCTCCTTTCATCTCTTTTAGAAATGCCTTCGCTTCTTTGAGTGTGTTGAAGTCAGTCCCCTCATCGTAATCGTCCATGTAGACGCAGAAGACCGTGGTGTTCGGGACTCTGTGTCCGCACCAGTCGCTGATGTGTGCCTTAATGATCTCGGCTTCACCATCCGTGAATACCGTGTCACCAGTAAGGCTAAACCCTCGACTTTGATAATAGATGACTCGATCAAGGTTCGTCCTGCATGTTTTGATTGACTCCCATGCGTTTGCCATTGTGTATCTCCCTTCCTGTGATTAAATTTGCCGTGTTTTACGGCTTTCCTCTGCCGGGATGGACAATTTACCATGCCCGACAGAAAACTGCCTTAAAACCGTGTTTTCAGATGTCTACGGCGATGTGGTGATAGCACATCCACTTGCCATTCCTCTGAAACACCTTGTGCCCGCAGGAGAAGTGTTGCCCGGTGCAATCATACAGACTTGGAATACACTCCATCCGCTCTTCCTCTTCGAACCACTCCTCTGCATCCTCTTCGGTTTTGACCCATTCCGGGCAAGTAACCAGAAGAGTGTAGGAGTCGATGTCATTGCTTGAAACGAGCCGCCTGCCTGACCGATCTCTGTGGTAGAATCTGCGGAGCGCACGTTTGATCTCATCGTGCCGTTCCTTCCTTTCCGCGCTCATCGGGCGGTTGGAAGACTCCCGAACGAGATACTCCCAAATCCGTGCATCGCTATAGCTTTTGATGCGAGCATCATAGATGCTGTATGCCATCATGCCACCCCTTTCTTTCTGCGTTCCTTCATCAGGTCTGCCTGTTTCCGGTTGCTCTCTTTGAGCCGTGCCTCTGCGCTCTCGATTGCCTTGAGCGCAGAAGCAAGTGTTCTCTTCTCGATCTCGCTGAGATCGTTCATCCTGTGAGCCAGAAGATTTGTTGCCATCTTCAGCTTCATGAATTCCTCTGTGTTGACTCTCATCTTGTGCCACCTACTTTCTGACCTCGCCAGAAGAGGCGGAGTGCTTTGATCTGATCGGCTGAATACATCGGCACGGGTCTTCTCTCGATACCGTCTGCCGTATTCAGAATGCAGTAGCCGTATTTCGGAAGGCTTTCGCATCCCGCCTGTTTGATGATCTGCCGGGAATCGATTGCGTCTGCCGTTCTCAGCCCGACTCTTGCGGTGAAGTTAACTTGCAGAACCGCAGGAACTGTGAGCCGTGATACGCTCTGCGAACAGCACACGATGTGGATGTTCGCCGCGCGGCAAAGCTGAAAAAGTTTCTGCAACTTTCCGATGATCTTCTTGTCTTCAAGGATCAGGTCGGCTAACTCGTCAATAAAGACATAAACCGCAGAACCTTCGTACTTGTCGATGCCGTCATCAGCCATCTCCTGATACCGGTTCATCATCTCGATCCTGACGATCTCAAGGATCACGTTTGCCATCTCAACGGAATCGGCATAGCCCTTTACATGGGGCATTCCGATCCATTTCCGAAGCTGAACGATCTTCGGGTCGATCAGATAGACCTCGGCTTCATTGGGCGTCATAGTGGCGAAGATATTGTATAACATGCCATCCTCAAATACGCTCTTCCCAGATCCGGTCGAGCCGCCGATCAGGATGTTTGTTTCCTCTGCCATCGCAGAAAAGATGTCATATACTGGTACATTAGGTGTTGTCATTGTGTTTCTCCCTTCGTTTTGTGATGTCCTCTGAATTCTTCCGCACGGCTTGGAACGTGCCTCGGCTCATTACATCAGGGGCAGAAGGATCTGCCCCACGTTATCACTTACAGAATGTTTCCCAGTATGTCAGGATGATCTCGTCATCCGCTGTTTCGATCTCTTCCCGGAGTGCGTTTTCATCGTCAGCCCATTCAGACATGACCCCGATGTCGCATGACATCCGCTGAAACAGAAGGTCTTTCTCGGCTCGTGTCATCTCGCTCACCTCACTTTGTCAGGTACTGTCTGAAGCAGTACCGCGATGTGTTGAAACAAGGACGCAGAACGTAAAGCTGTCCTTTGCGCTTGCCGCCCGCCTCATACACCCGGATTTTCTCCGGCTCGATCATGTCGATGTCGCACTTCCGCGACACATATCCGTTCTGATACTGGCAATCCGCAAGGCGGTAGCCGTTCGCATATGCTTCTTTCAAGTTCATCTTGTGTTCTCCCTTCATTGTGTAAATTCTGCTCGTTTTAGAGCATTGTGGGCAGAAGATGATCGTGAGGTCATCCCCTGTCCGCATCGCCTTAAAACTTATCTTTCCCGGTATCTGAGATCGATCATGTCCTGCTGATGCCATCCGTACTGGACTTCCGGGTCGTTCTCATAATCCTCTATGAATCGCCGATGTCTTTCCTCTTGGATCTCAGCCCACTCGTTGAGGGCTTCATCGAGATCGTAACCGTCTTCTTCCATCTGGTCGAGAAATGCTCTGAATTCATCGTATGCCATCATTTGACCTCGCTTTCGATCACGGTAAAGCCACCGTAAGTGCCATCCTGATACTGCCCGTATTCGGCGATATCCTGATTCTCGTCAAAGTGTACCTTCACATGCGTGTATTCTGAGCCGGGGACAGAAACGTATTCGCGCCCGTCCCATTCTTTGTCTACACCGTGAAATACTGAGGTCACAGTTCCCCGGTATCCCATGACAGCCACGCGATCTCCGACCTCGACAGCGCGATCTCTATCGCTTAGAAACTTGTCGTACATTGTGTTCCCCTTTCAAGTTTGATTTGACCTCATTGAGGTCAGATCCCCGGTCAGGATTCGAACCTGACTTGACCTCACCGCAAGCGGCGCGGGGATGAAAATTGAGGTCACCGCTTCCAGTTCGGCTTGTATGCGGCGATCTCGTTGATATCTCCATCTGTTGAAAACAGATGATCAATGACAGAAAGAATGAACTCGCGCCCGGCAAATCTGACCTCGTCAATCGGACGCATGGAGAAATGACCGTCCCCGCGAGAAGAGCATGTCAGGGTTTCGTCATAGATGATCTCTTTTGCTTCTTCGATCGTGTCCGGGATATCGTCCTCATAGCCGTCATAACAGCAATTGACCCAGCCGCCGACCTCATAATTGAAGATGTTTTTTGTGTTGCGGTATGCGATTTTCTGTATTCCGTTCATTTCAGATACTTTCATCATTGTGCTTTTTCTCCTTTTGTGTGAATATTTGGGTTTCTATGCCCATCCGGGAAGGATCGCCGCAAGCGATCCCGCCCGAATTGGAACAGAAACTGTCATCCCATGACGAACTTTTCCAGCCTGTCCACAAGATCCCGGGACGGGCAGAACTGCCATTCCGTACGATTGTACCAGCGCAGAAGGGCGCGGGCGGCTATGTATGCGCGGGCGATCTGATCCCGGTCAAGATCCAGTAATTCAATCATCGCAGAAACTGACCCCCAAGAAGCCTGTTCGGATTCCGAAGCATGATACAGCTTTTCCTTTTCGGTAGAAAGCCCCGTGCGGATGTCCATAAAACAGCCGAAACCGTGCGCTTTCCGATAAGCGACAGAAAGCCGCTTGTATGCGTCATAGTCCGCCCAATTTTCCGCGATTTTATCTAAGAATCTGTCAAATTTCATTGTGATACCCCCATAGAAAAATATTTTTCCCACCTCATGAAATCAGGAAACGGCGCGGAGCGCGTCCCCTGATCCCCCTATATGTGAGAAATGGCGCGCCCGGAATCGAACCGGGACGGAAGCGGCTACCAGCCGCCGCGCCTATTGTGATTAGTGGATTTCGCAAGCGATCACTTGCTTTTTGTTGTTCAGACACTGTAAGCAAGTTGTGCAATTGATACAATCGCAATGTGCAAAAGTGTCGTTCTTTCCGAACTTTTCAACAGCGGTGTAAACCGTCCACTTGTTTCTTTCGATCATTTCGAGATCCACTTCCGGGGTGTCATCCCATACAGAAGCTCTGAGAGAAAAGCATCTCGGAAGAGCCACGCCGTCAAAAAATGAAAAGCTTTTTGTGTATGCGATGAAGCGGATCGCTTCCCCGGTGCTTTCGATTGTCAGCATGATTTCTAACCATTTCATAGCATATTCACGGCTATAGAAATCACCGCTTTCATGAATGCGAACCACAAGAAGCTTTTTCTTGCTGTAATAACGCCGCTTTAGAATGGTATAAACCATGTTTTTCACGAAAGTAGACTGAAGCGAAATATTGTAATTTTTTTCGCGGGACGGTAAGCAAGTGGGGTATGCCTTTTCGGCTTTCATCGCGTAACACTTGCCTTTACAATGGGGGGTAGCCCCGGGACATGTAACGATAGCCGGGAGATTCCAAATCACATAGTCCACAAAAAGGTTAGGCTGTAACTTTTTGTTTTTGTGGCTGTGCTTCAGCGTGTCAACCGTAAAATCGTTTTTCAGTGCCTTGTAAAGTACCATCGTAGAACCGTTTTTAAACATTGTGCAAACCTCTCTGACCCTGTTATTTTTTGCCCCGGTGGTCAATCGGGAAAAGGGGCGGTGACAATTGAATACAACGGCTTTACCGTGCCGCCCCTGATAGGGTTCACACAATAGGGAAATACGGTGTAAAAGCGGGGTTCTCATAGCCTTAAGTGATAACCGCCCCGACATTGTGCGCCGCGCTACCGTGCGCCCGTGCCGGGTGGCATTGTACCCTATATCCCCCGCGCGGCTTTTCCGTCAATAGGTTCGCCGCCCGTTCTAAGTTGTCAATGTGCAACCCCGTGCGCTTTTCGCGGCTTTCCGCACGTTTTGCGCCGTGCTTCCCGTCCGATAGTTTGCACCGCCCCCCGCCGTGGGTTTGATGGGGCTTGCTATGCGGGGGTGGGGTGGCGGATCGTTGCCGCCCCGGCTGTCCCCCGGTGTCGTGTGCCTGATTGATTGTGAATACATGATATCAAAAAATAGACAATATTTCAATTGGCAAAATAACCAAACTTTAGACCCTGTTTTTGTATATATTGCCTAACATTAGACTATGCGTGTAAACAGGGAAAAAGCACCCCCGCCGGGGCTGTCATGAATGCCCGTATAACGCGAAAAAACAGGGCTTCCGGGGCTTTTCCGCATGGGGGCGGGAAAAACTACGGACGGCGGGCGCGGTGGCTGTGAGGGGCTTTTCCGAGGGTTTGGCGGGGTGTATGCTGTGAGGGTGTCAGGAATGGGGCTATAGCGCGAAATATGGGGCTTTCCGGGCGTTCCGTGCTACGGGGGCGTGGATTCTACCCCCGACAGGGGAAGAGGGAAAAGGGGGGTATTCTAAGGGACTATGCGGGGCGGCTGTCATGATCAGGGCGGGACGGCTTCCCCCCGGCGGCTATTGCTTCCCGGGCTGTGATCCTGTCAGAGTTCAGGTACTTGGTACACACCATGCAAAGGAAAGAGGGTGGTTATACCCTTTGTTATGTTTTTAACAATGACCGCGAAATTTGCCCTTTTCCGGGGCTTTGTCTCATAGACGATAATTTATACCTTTTTTGAATTCAAACGGAAAAATGAAACCAACGTAAATAGTACGCTATTGATTGCTTCCAAACCCTTTATATAAGCCAAAAAAATGAATGCAAAAATTGATACGGCATAAATCATAGCAAAGTAATACAATATTGTCATATACCCCAATGGATACTACACCGCCCGCCCGCGCCCCCGCCCGCGCGGATCAGTGGAGAGATAAAGTAACACGTGTTACTTAAGTATCGGGGATAGATATAATATACATATATGGGGATAATGGGATAGTAGGGTATTAATTGGATATGTAAACCTTTATCTGTAAAGGGTTGACAATATGGAGTTATAGTTGACTAACTGTAAATATGTGATAATCTGGCACTCGGAATGCGAGAGTGCTAATATTCGGCGCGTTAGTCCTAACTATTCACGAAAGTATAGTTATGTGAATGATTAGGCATAACGTTTCCCCATTTCCGCCCCATTTCCGGGTATCAGGACGCTTTCCGGGTGTCCGATCGGGTGCGTACCATACCAGACCCCACCCAAGTTTTCACCCATTTTTAGGGGGTTGGTAACCCCCCAAAATATATTATTAAACAAAAAACCCCTTTTTACGTTCAGAGATACAGTTTATGCGATCCAGAGAGGTAATATATAAACTTTACTGGCGATACTGTATTGCATTCCCCTTGGGGGCATGGTATAAAATAATTGCTTGTTCGTTTTGTGATATGCCCATTGGACAACCTCATGAGCGTAGGGGAGCAGTAACAGGCACAACTGCTCCCCGAATTTCTCCTTGACAGCTATTCCTTTTCGTGATAGTATGATGCTTGTCATTGTGTAAACTCTTTTCGGGAGTTTAGAGCGGGTGCAGAGATGTACCCGCTTTTTCTTTTTGCATTTCTGTTTACGATCCCCAAAAAATTTTTGAAAAACAAAAAAGAAGTGACATCGCTTCGTGTAAAATTGCGTTCTTTTCCGGTCTTTGGTATGTACGGAGTATGGATCAGAAACTGTATGACAGTTGCATAGCGTACATGCGAGGGCAGGACTATGAGAGGGCATTAGGGTGCATCGGGCATATTTACCGGGACAATCACGAAGAAGGGCGTGAGATGGCGCGGCTCTTTCGTATCTCGATGAAGAAGGTCTTGCAGAGAGGCGGTGAATGGGCGAAACGAGCGCATGATCTGATGCGGCGTTCATTTGTGATGTCTGCGCGGGACTACTTTGATGACTTCATGGTGGCGATAGAGTACTACAGACCGATGGAGCGGCAGTTCTGGCTGCCCAGAAGGGATAAGCTACTGCCGATCGTGAATGCCTTGCAGGATCTTGAGGACGATAAACTGGACGAACTGTTTGTGTCTCAGCCGCCTCGTACTGGAAAATCGACTCTTGCGCTGTTCTTCACGATCTGGATCATGGGTCGTGATTCTGAGCGAACGAATATCTACTCGTCCTACACGAAGGATGTTGTTGACACATACTACAACGGTATCTTGGAAATACTGACGGATGACATGACCTATGCGATAGACGATGTATTCCCGAAGCTGAAGATTGCTTCTACGAACGCCGAGAAGGGCTTCATCAATGTCGAGCGCAAGAAACGGTACGCTTCTTTGATGTGCAGAGCGATCAATCAGGCGATGAACGGACTTACGGATGCTTCGGGGTACATCATCATCGATGACATACACTCAGGCATCTTAGAGGCAAGGAATCCCGATCTTCTTCTGGGAACGTGGCAAGTCGTAAATAACAACCTTTTAAGCCGTAAGAAGGATCATACGAAGTATTTGTGGATTGGTACGCGATGGTCGATTTACGATGCCATTTCGCAAAGAATAGACCTACTGGAAACATCCGATGAACTGAAGAGCAGACGATACAAAATCGTGAATGTTCCTGCGCTTAACGAAAAGGACGAATCGAACTTCGATTATCCGTATGGACTTGGCTTTAGTACGGAGTCCTACAAGGAGACAAGGGCGGCTTTCCAAGCCTCAGATGACTATGCGTCATGGCTTGCCCAGTATATGGGATCACCTATCGAGAGAAATGGTGCTGTCTTTGACCCGGAGACTCTTCGGTACTACAACGGCGAATTGCCTGAGGGTGATCCTGACCGCGTGCTGATGGTGGTAGACCCTTCGTGGGGCGGCGGGGACTATGTGTCTGCTCCGGTATTCTACCAGTACGGCGAAGACCTGTTCCTTCACGACATCGTTTTCGACAACAGGGACAAGTTCGTCACCGAGCCGATGATCGTAGAGTGTGCGATCAGGAACAATGTGCAAGTGATGTATGTCGAGGGGACGAAGGTGACGGGAACGTATGCCGAGGAACTGGATCGGCGGTTCAGAAACGTACAGTATCGGCTGAACTTGCAGAGAACCACAAAGCATTGGGCAACGGGAACGGGCAAAGCGCAGAGAATCTACGACAAAGCCCCGGAGATCGTATCGAGGATCTTCTTCAAGTCCCCAAGTAGCCGAACAAAGCCGTACCAACAGGCAATGCAACAGCTTTTCACCTTCACCGTCAACGGCAAGGTGAAACATGATGACTTTGCGGATAGTCTTGCGATGGCGATGGTGATGGTGAACGGTACGCTTTATGCCCGTGCCAAAGCAATGACACGCTTCTTCTGACGCCGAACATGTGACAAAGCGTGGGAAATCGTTGATTTCCTGCGCTTTTTTTGTTTCTTTTACGCATAGATAGTGGTTACTAACCACATAAAACGAGCGAAAGGATGAGATCATGTCCGATACCATAACGACAAACGAAGACCAAAACGCTGTCGAGAACGACATCATCACCTGTGATCTGTTCGGCAGACGCTCCATCTTTTCGTCCATCTCCGAACTCACAGAGGATAACGTGATCGATGAAGTGACATCTGCCCTATCGATCCATATCCAGAACCTGACGGAAGAGGAACGGCTTTACTGGTACAGAAGAGGCTATCAGCCTGTACTGGATCGCAAGAAAACCCGAAACAAGTTCATTCTGAACAAGGTCATAGAGAATCATGCCGAGGAAATTGTTTCGTTTAAGAATGGGTGGTTCATGACCACCCCGTGTATCTATGTCGCGCGAAACAATAAGTCGCAGGAAAAGGTGAACCAGTTAAACGAATACCTCTATCGTTCCGGGAAACTGGATGCGGATATTGAGGCGGTAGATTGGTTTCACACGGTCGGTCTTGGCTACATCTTCGTAGAACCGAACGATGAAGAGGATGCGAACGAAATCCCCTTCCGGGCATACGCTCTTCGCCCGATGCAAGCCTTCGTGGTCAAGAACATGAAGCCGGGAAACAAGCCTGTGTACGCGGCGAACGTGGTAGTAGATGACAACAGGATCTTCCTCGATGTGTACTCCAAGACGCAAGTGTTCCGCTTGAACGGAACGTATGACGCGAAGAAAGCCACGGCTTACCCGGATCAGGCAGTATCGGCGATCCAAGTGGTTGAGGTTCTGCCGAATGTCCTTGGTGAGATTCCGATCATCGAGTACAGATACAACGCTACAAACATGGCTTCATTCGAGCCTGTGATCGGACTCCTCGATACCATCAACAACGTGAGATCCAATCAGAGTGATGGTATCGAACAGTTCATCCAGAGCCTATTAGTCATCACTAACGCTGACCTTGAGGACGAAACCACCGCATCCGAGATCAAGAGACAGGGAATGCTTCTTATCCGCTCCACATCGGAACTTGCGGCAAAGGTTGAACTGCTTTCAGAACAGCTTGATCAGACGCAGACGCAGACCTATCTGGAATCTCTGTTACAGAACATGTTCGCCATCTGCGGTATGCCGAACCGTAACGAAGGCGGTTCTGCGTATAACACGACAGGCGCGGCTGTCCTTGCCTCTTACGGCTTCTATCAGGCTGACGCTTTTGCCCGAAATACTGAGGATTTATTCCGCAAGTCGAATCGCCAGTTCGACAGGATCATCCTCAAGATCCTTGAACAGAAGGGGCTTCTGAAAGACCTTTCCGTGAACGACATCGAACTGCACTTCAACCGCAACGAGACGGCGAACATGCAGAGCAAGGCACAGGCATTCCAGACCTTGATGGCGGCTGGTATGCACCCTGAGTTGGCAATGGCTAAGTCAGGTGTCAGTAACGATCCTGTTGCCGATACGAAGATGTCCGAGAAGTGGATCAAACTGCAATGGGGCGATCCTGACAAGCCTGAGGAACAGGCAATGATGCCAACGGAAGGCGGTGCTGTCACAGACCCGAACGCTACTGGTGATCCGAACGCGACAAGCGGAAAGAATAAAGGCGGCGAGGAGCAGACAACTAATCCCCAAGGCGCGACATACATCAAAGGCTATTGGCAGAAGAGGTGATAGCGTATGAAGTTTCCGTGGGACGAGTTGAATGTGATCCGCAGTAGGGTCGAAGAACAGGAACTATCCGAAACTGCGGAAGACGGCGGCAAGAAGTACGATGCCGAGCGTTGCATCGACATCGTGTATGAGTACCTTGAGATGGCGTGGACGATGGGCGTTGACAATGTAAACGAGAATCTGTCCACTTCATTTGTCCCTCAGGACGCTGAAATGCGGTCTGCAATCTATCAGAAAGTTGCAGACAAGGATTTTACCGAGCGCATCCGTGAATGGTCTGAAAAGGGCGATTTTGAGGCGATTATGCGGGTTGCCGATACGGACGCACACAGGGTGCTGAACGAATCAGCGATCCAAACCGCCAAGAAAGCAGGAGCGAGATGGAAGACATGGGTGACCATGAACGACGACAAAGTGAGAGACACCCACGCCTATCTACACGCGAAGACCATTCCGATTGACGATTACTTCGTGACCTACAACGGCGATAAGGCACTCGCCCCCGGAATGTTTGGCATTCCTGAGGAAGATTGTAACTGCCGTTGTACGCTCACCTTTGCTTAACCGTTCATACGTTTCATAGCGTTTCTTTCTCCATACCTCGCGACACCGTAGCGCGAGTAACAAATACTACGGTTTCAGCAAACATTCCGCATTCGGGGAGAATTCCCCGAAAGACCATACTCACCTTCTATATCTCGCGTGGAATCCGTCACTTGCCCATAAGTAGCCCAAACGGGCAAACCGTCATAGTCGGCATCAAGAGAGGAGCAATTATGAAATTCAAAATGTCAAACAAAATCTACGATGTGCTGAAAACCATTTGTACCATCGTACTTCCTGCGCTTGCCACGCTTTACGCAAGCCTGTCGAGCATCTGGGGTCTTCCCTACACAGAGCAGATCGTAGCCACTATCACAGCCATTGATTTATTCATCGGTGCGATCATCGGCATTTCGTCTGCTCATTACTCTCTGCCGAAAGAAGGTGAACGCAATGAGTAATATCGCACAGCTTATTATCGCCTTTGTCGGCGGCGGTGCGCTTACTGCGATCATCGAGATCATACGCACATCCGTTGAGAAGAAGTCGGCAAAGAACGTAGCCCTTCAATTTCTGCTTTTGCAGTACATCCGGGAAGAAGCTGAGAAGCATGTCACCGACAACAAGATTTCCTCAGAGGACTTGAAGATGTGGCTTGAGATGCACAAGACATACAAGAGACTTGGGGGAAACGGATACGCAGACGAACTGAAGAATAAGATCACTCGTCTGCCGCTTGCATCCTGATCATTACCCCTTCGGGGTTTTGAATAAAAGTGGGAGAGAAACCACTCTAAAAGCCCGCAAAACGTGGCAGAGAGAACTGCCCTAAATAAACGCACACGCTATTAAAGCCGATGCAGAGAAGCACCGTTACCAACCCGCAAAGGAGATCAAAATGGAAGAAAACAAAGTAACTGTCGATGCCACGACTACACCCGCAGAAGCACCGAAGACGGAAGAGATTGACTACAAGGCTCTGTATGAACAGGAAAAAGCCGAGAGAGAAAAGGTCAAACTCGCTTTTGACAAGTCGAGTTCTGAAACTGCTGAGTACAAACGGAAACTTGCCGATCATCTTACTGCCGAAGAAAAGGCGAAGATGGAAAGGGAACAGGCGGATAAAGAACTCAGAGAAGAGTTAGAACAGCTTCGCAATGAGAAGCGTGTTTCAAGCTATGTTGCAAAACTTGTAAGCACAGGAATCTCTGCTGATGTGGCAAACGGTATGGCGCAGACCCTTCCTGACGGAATCCCCGATCAGTTTTTTGATGGCATCAAAAAATTCATTGCGGATTTAACCGCACAGATCAAGGCTGACCTTCTCAAGGAACAGCCGAAACTTTCAAGCGGAATGCCTCTCGCATCTGCTGATGCTGAAAAGGCAAAGGATGACAAATTAAGAAAGGCATTCGGCTTTAAGAACTAACTTAAAGGAGAATGATTATGGCAACTACTGTTACCATGCCTGTTGGCAATCAGATCGCGCTTGCCCAGAAATATCTGGATATGCTCGATGAAGTTTACATGAGAGAGTCTCTGACTTCCATGTTTGAAATGCCCGAAGATCAGGTTCGTTGGCAGGGCGCGAAGACCGTCAACCTCTACGAACTGACCCCGGTTGCTCTTGCTAACTACGACCGCAATGCGGGCTTTGTAGCGGGCGATGTTGATGGCACTTGGAATCCCTACACCATCGAGATTGATAGGGGACGCTCATTCCTTGTTGACTCTCAGGATGACGAGGAGAGCATGGGACTGGCTTTCGGCAGACTTCTGGGAGAATTCGAAAGACGGTTCGTCATCCCGGAACTCGATGCTTACCGTTTCGCCAAACTGGCGGGTGCTACTGGCATCGGAAAAGTCAACGAGACTATCGCCACTTCTGCGGCGGCTGTTGCGGCTATCGACCTCGCTACCGCTTCTATGGATGACGAAGAAGTCCCGTATGAAGGCAGAATCCTGTTCGTGAACCCGACCTTCTACCGTTACCTCAAGGGTGGCATTGAACGTAGAGTCATGAACGGCGAAAACGACATCAACTACAATGTTGAGTACTACAACGACATGCGGATCATCGCTGTTCCGTCCAAGCGTTTCAACACCGCTATCACGCTGAACAACTCCACCACGGCGGCGGGCGCAGGCGGCTACACCGCTACTGGTCAGACGATCAACTTCATGATCGCTCATCCGGATGCTGTTATGGGTGTTGTTAAGCACCGCATTCCGAACATCTTCAGCCCGGCGGAAAATCAGGAAGCTGATGCATGGAAACTCAATTATAGGGTGTACCACGATCTCTGGGTGAAGAAGAACAAGGCAAAAGGCATCTACCTCAACGCTCCGTCCGGAACGTAATGGTAAGAAGAAATCCTGACGGTTCGATCTCTGTTGGCATCCTTGATGACTTTGCGAAGGACATGAATCCCCCGGTCATCGAGGATGCCCCGGAAGAGAAGACCGTAGCCGAAGAAAAGCCGAAGAAGCCCCCGACAAGGGCAAAGAAAACGGCGAAGAAATAACGAGGTGAGATTATGACAGATGCTGAAAAGATCGCAAGAGTACAGAGTTTCTTCGATGCCGGGACTTTGACGGACGATGAAGCATCTGCCTATCTTGCAGTAGCGAAAGACACAATACTGAATACGCTCTATGCGTACTCATCAAATTATCCCGAAGATGCGGAAGTCCCGAAACGATACGAAGGTCTGATGTGCGAACTGGCGGCGAGACGGTTCTCCCGGAAGGGTGGACTTGGCGAGACGATGCACATCGAGAACGGAATCCATCGTGACTGGTACAGTTCCGATGACTCCGACCTTCTCCGCATGATCATTCCGTATGCAGTAGTGAGGGGGTGATGGCATGGTATCGCTTGCTGAAAACCGACAGACGGTTTACTACTCCGAACTGATCAGCGTCACGGACGAGGTGGACGAGGACGGTTACAAAACTGGTGAGAAGCAGAAGGTCTACTCCGAGCCGAAACCGTTCCTGATATATGTTTCACCCGCCAGAGGTGATGCGACTTGGATGCCTTTTGGTATCTCGCACACTTACACGAACGTGATGTCCACATGCGATAAGGATTGTCCCATCGAGGAAACATCCGTACTGTGGATCGGCATCAAGCCCGAACCCGAATCGAATGCGGCATCAAACGGCGGCGCGGTACTGGTAAGTCCGAAAGGGACGATGATCCGAGTGCCGGGTACTGGCGAGAACGTGGAGTACACGCCGCACAATTACACCGTAGAGCGTAAGGCAGTTGGACTTAACTCCATACTGTATGCGATCAAGAGAGTGGACGCATGAAGACCTTCCGCACAGATTTATCCGTAGATGGCATTGACAGGCTGATCTCCGAGATCAAAACGTATCAGGGCAAATTCTACACCAACTTCATGAAGGAAATAGAGGACTTATGCCAAGCGGCGGCAGAGGTAGCACAAACAGCCTTTGGTTCAGCCGTTGAAATGAGTGCCGTTCCGACCGCTACTCAAAATGACAGTTATGTTGCACGGTTCGCTGTCATTGCAGAGGGCAGAGCGGTAGGGTTTCTTGAATTTGGCGCGGGTCTTCTGACAGAGGAAGATCATCCGTTTGCTGATGATGCACCATTCGATGTCAGGGAAGGTTCGTATTCGGAAGAACACGCCATGCAGTACTACACCTATGGCTACTGGTATTTTGGCGGCAAACGATACTACTTCGTCCAACCGAGGAGAGGTCTGTTTAAGGCATCCGAGCATGTCAAGGATAACATTAGATCGGCAATAAGGAGTGCGGTGACATGATAACACCTAATCAAATCTACACATACATCGAAGAGCGTGTGAATACTCAGACTCGCCCTGTATACTGCTCCTCGATAAAAGAGCCGATCCCGGAGCAGTTGCCTTCGTGTCAGATCGGTGAAATCGGAAGAGCGGATCTTCAGAACGCACTTCCTTTGTCTTTCGCCACAAAACCTAATGTATCTCAGCGGCTCACCTATGAGGTACATGTCTATTCCAACAAGAAGAACCGAGCCTTGTCAGAGGCAAGAGAGATCATGGACGATGCTGAACTGGCTTTCCGTCAGCTTTACTTCGTCAAGACCTCAAGAGAGCCGATCCAAGGCGCGAATACATCTATCGTCCATATCGTTGCGAGGTTTACCCGAAACGTAGGCGATGGTGACGAAAACTAATAAAGGAGATTCAGCATGTCTGCACATTCGACTATTGGCGTAAATGTCTACTACGCATGGCAGAGCGATGGCTCTCGTCCTACGGCGGGTTACACGCTTCTGTCCTCAGAGATCACCGAACTTCCTGAGTTCGACTCTGCACCGGAAGGTATCGATGTCACTCCGCTGTCCGAACTGGTCGCAATCCGCAGGATCGCAGGTCTGAAGGACAATGGCGATGATTTCCCTCTTACCGGAAACATCAACGATACCGACATGACCACTTGGGAAGGTCTGGTATCAGAAGCACCTGACAAGATCGCTGCAGGAAACTACCTTGAACTGATGATCACGGTAACTGGTATCACCAAGGCATACTTCGTGTCTGGCACTCCCGTTGCACTTGGTTTCCCCGGTGCATCCGTGAACAGCGCATTTCAGGGTTCGTACCACTTCATCCCCTATCAGGATCATGGTTGGGCGGCGAAGGGTACGATCAGCCAGTAACCAAACATTCATATGGGCAGATGTAAAAGTCTGCCCTTTTTTCAAAAGAGAGAGAGGAATCATCAAATGGCAAAGAAAACTGTAATCGAACCGCTCGTATTCGTTAACGGCGAAACTGGTGAAGAAGTAGTAATCGAGTATAACCGCATGGTCATCCTGCGTATGGAACGGCTTGGGTATTCCGGGGAGAAGGTTGCGGAATCAATCAAAGACGCCCCCCTGTCCACGATGGCTGATCTGTTCTACTTCGGTATGCTGATGCATCAGCCGAACACCACCAAGGACGAAGCGTATGACTTCTTCTTTGAGAATGTCGGCTTCGATGAAAAGCTGATCGAGCGGCTTACTGGATTATTCATGAAACCCTATACGGACATGCTTGAAGCACAGAGAAAAAACTCCCTGTGGACGGTGAAGTAAGCGAAGATACTTCTGGCTCATCGTCCGAGAAAAAGATAACTTACGGCGAGTTTTTCCGAGAGTGGTTTCCGTTCTACAAAAACTGCGGAATGACCTATGACCAGTACTGGTTCGATGACCCGTCCTTGGTCATAGACTATTTCCGAGCATATATCTTGGCGCGGGACGAGAAGAATTACTTCGCGTGGCTGAATGGCTTCTACAACTTCGTAGCGTTCTCTGACGCACTCAGTAACTTCGGAGCTGGTCTTGCCGGGAAACGAGGCAACTCTAACTACATGACCGAGCCGATCAAGATCAGACCGCAAACCGAGGAAGAGATCGAGGCGGAGAACGAGATGAAGCGGAAGAAGTTTGTAGCCGCGCTCAATCGTTTCCACGCAAGAATGGAGGCAAAGAAAAATGCCGGGTAACAACAACATCATAGATAGTCTCGCCATAGAGGTTGTCGGCAAGGCAACTGGTGCAATAAATGCACTTAATGGACTTGTTGATCAGCTTAAAGAGGTAAGGACAAAACTTGTCGAACTTGGCGGGACTAAGGTTAAGATAAACAGCGTTGTTTCAAAGGCTACGGCAGAGAATCTGAAAGCCTTTGGCGATGCACTAAGCGCAATCGATCCCAAACAGTTATCCAAGTTTGGCGATGCTTCAAAGAAAGTCACGAAGATGACCCTTGGTCTTAACAAAGATTCCGGGGATAATCTTCGTTCCTTCAGCGAAGCCTTAAAGTATATTGATACCAAACAGCTATCCGCATTCGGCAAGGCTACACAGGGGATCAGCGCGATACGCATTGGTATAACTGAGAAAGCGGTCGAGAATTTCCGGGCGTTTTCAGAAGTACTGGACGGCTTCAATGTATCAAAACTTCGTGCGCTTGGCGAAGTCGGCAAATCGTTTGGCGGCATGGCAATGCAGATTCGCTTCAACGCAACCGAAGCGGAGAATTCCAATACTGCCCATAAGAAGTCGATCCCGATTCTCCAAAGAGTGTCTTCCGCGCTGAAAAGAACTGATAGTAGCGTAAAGAGAAGTGGGCATTCGTTCAACTTCGCAAATACTGCCGCCGGGAAATTCCTCAATTCCATCAAACGAATTGCTTTCTACCGTGCGATCCGTTCTGCTCTGAAAGCAATCACTCAGGGCTTCAGCGAAGGCATACAGAATCTGTACTACTGGTCACAGGCATGGGGGACTTCGTTCGCCCCGAAGATGGATCAGCTTGCCACGGCTCAGCAGTATCTGAAGAATGGCTTCGCTTCGATGTTCTCACCGCTCATCGAGTATGCGATCCCGATCATCGACAGGCTGATTGACAAGTTTGTTGACTTCTTCAACTTCGTGCAGGAAGGATTTGCACGGCTCGTTGGGGCAGAGACTTGGAACAAAGCGATCAAACAGCCTGTGAAATATGCCGAAGCACTTGACGATGCGTCAGGCTCTGCGAAAGAACTGAAGCATCAGCTTCTTGGCTTTGACGAACTCAACGTATTAAATACCCCGACCGCGTCTTCAAGAGGTAGCGCGAAGGAACAGAAAGACTATTCATCCATGTTTGAACTCGTCAAGACAAACATGGATGAGACGGAGAGCCTTGGTAAGCGTCTTGCCAAGATGTTCAATAATCTGTTTGACGATCCTCAGAAGTGGGGAGATGTCGGAAGAAAGATTGCGGAATGGATCTCCACCGCTTTCGGCAATGCGCTTGACTTCATTAAGACGGTGGATTGGGGTCAGGTGTTTGCGTCAATTATATCATTCATTACCGAGTTCGTCACGAGGATTGCAGAAGAAATCGCCAATACAGATTGGGGCGAAGCAGTACTGAGCCTGACGGATGCGATATGCGATGTCATAGAGGATGTCGATTGGAAAGAACTTGCGAAGTCTTTTGCAAAACTGTTCTCTTCCGTCACGCTTGCTCTTCCGTCCATCTTCCTTGCAAGCATCGAGGGCGGCTTAGACATTGCAGCAACTGCTCTTGATGAATCAGGATGGACAGGCGGCGCTGACACGCTTAGAGGATGGTCAAGCGGAATCGAAGGATTCAGACGAGAGTATGAAGACACAAGGAAAGAAACCCTTGGAAACCTCTGGAACTATCTTGACTACGGCTCTCTGCATCCTCAGACCACAAGAGGTTTTGGATATGACCCCACTCATGACAATGGGCGGTCATTCGATGCCAATGGGTCTGTTTACACGAACGGTGAGCAGAAGCAGAATCCGAGAGAGAAACAGCAGATAGATTCAACGTGGGAGTGGTTCTCCGGGAACATGGAGAAACGTGGTGTAGAAAATGTCTGGGACTACTTCTTCGGTTCTGGCAAGGAATGGTCACTTGTCGGGGAAAAACTCAGAGAATGGGACGCACCTACCGAGGAAACTGGCGGCATGACACAGGGCATGTACGGACAGTATCAGGTAGATCAGATGAACACTCAGCTAATGGAGAACATCGGCGAGAGTATCAAGCAGTTCTTCATTGAGAATCCGACCCCTGTTGCGTGGTTCTTAGACAATACGAAACTTGGTGAAAAGTGCAAGTCGGTTTGGGAAAATGTCAAGAAGTTCTTCCAAGAAAACCCCACGCCCTTCCACTTCTTCATCCCGCCGCTCCTTGACTTGGTTCGCAAGAAATGGGAAGAGTTCACTACATGGTGGTCGAACCAGAGAGCAGAAGTAAAACTCTGGGCTGGTAGCATTAAGGAGAAGGTTCTTGAAAAGTGGCGTGAGTTCGTAGCATGGTGGGCGAACATCAGGGAACAGATCAAGCTGAACGCACCGAACATCAAGCAGTTGGTGCAGACCGCTTGGAACAGTTTCGTTTCATGGTGGGTCGGTGTCAAGCAGGATCTTACCGACAGATTCAAGATGCCTGACTTCAAAGGCAAGCTGTCTTCTGCATGGATCTCGTTCACTTCGTGGTTCTCTCAGGTTAAACAGAATCTTGCGGATCGGTTCAAGATCCCGGACTTCGTTGGAATGATCAAGGGAGCGTGGCAGAACTTGAAAGATTGGTTGGGTGGACAGAGATTGTCACTTGCAGGAAGTATCTCACTTCCGCACTTCTCTGTAAGCAACTGGTCTATGAATCCGATAGACTGGATCAGATACGGTATGCCGAAGATCAATGTTTCTTGGTGGGCAAACGGCGGTTTCCTTCCGAACGAGTTTTCACTCTTCGGCATGGGCGAGAACGGCATCCCTGAGATGCTTGGTACTGTCGGCGGTCGTACTGCGGTTGCGGGCGGTGCTGAGATCACAGGCATCAGAGAAGCGATCCTTCAGCAAGGCGATCAGCAGAACACACTTCTGCGTCAGCTTGTGAGCGCAGTAAACAACAAAGACCTTTCACTCGTTGCGAACAGTTCCACGGGCAGATGGGTCAGCAAAGCACTAAAGGCTTATTCGGGGGTGACGGGATAATGGCATTCAACGGTTATCTTCTCAGACTACTTAGTACCAATGGGGTCTACACAGAGATCCCATTGGGCTTACTGCGATACTCCACTTACAAGGTCACTCCCGATCAGCGGTTGGATCTCGATACAGGGCTCCGTGATCTGACAGGCGTGATGCACAGAGTTGTGGTGAATCATGTATGCACTAAGATCGAGGTTAACACCATATCCCTCAATGACTCACAGGCGAATCAGTTGGTCACGCTTCTGATGAGCCATGTGCGGAATTACTTGGAGAGGGATGTGTATCTTCAGTACTGGGACACGGAGTCTCAGAGTTACAAGACCGGGCATTTCTATATTCCTGACATCCAATGGCAGATCAGAAATGTCGATACGGTCAGGAACGAAATCAACTACGGCGAGACACGAATCGCATTCATCGAGTATTAAGGAGACATTATGGCTCAAACCGTATCACAAGCATTCAAAGAAAAAATTCGGGATGGGATCTCCGAGCAGAGTGCGCTTGTTGTGATGAAGGATCTCTTCTTTTCCGCATCCGACATCTCAAACGGTATCAGCATCTCGCAGTTCTTCAATACCTCTGATGATCTGACATTCGGTGATTGCCCATCCGATACACTTGACTTCACGATCATTGCCGGTGGGATGCTTGCCGGGTATTCCTTCGGTGAGGCAAAGGTCTACTTCGGTGTTAAGACAGCATCCGAATCGTATGTATTCGGCGATACGAATGCTCACATCGAGGTGGATGGTGACATCTATTCTGCCAAGACGGGCGGTGGATTATACAAGAATGATACCTTAGTTGACAGCGGAGAGTATATCAGTTTGGTGTCTGATGGAACAAACATCTATGCCATTGGCACAACCTCTGCTGTGAGAATGAATAAGGGCAGTTCTGCGGTTTATTCATACACACCCAATAACTTCATGGGTCAGAAACTTCAAAAGCCTTTAAGCGCGGTTTTTGACGGTTCTACGGCGTATGTCTGGGACGGCGAACATCTGCTGACCTATGAGTATGTTCCGATGGGTGTGTACAACATCGAGCGTCCCAGATCAACTGTCGGGCAGACGGTCGAGATACAAGATGCACATGATCGGATGGCACTCTTTGATGTAGACGCATCGGAGTTTTTATCCACCCTGACTTATCCAATCACGCTGTCCGCAATCTACACACGGCTGTGCGACTATATCGGCGTTCCGTATGTCAGTAGCACATTCCTCTACTCCGATACTTCCTACAGTTCTTCGCCGTTCCCGGACAACTCATTCAGTTGTCGGCAGTTGCTTTCGTGGATTGCAGAAAGAGCGAGAAGAGTAGCGCATTTCAACCGCATCGGACAGCTTGATCTTATCACCTACGGCGATACTGTCGAGGAGAGCATCACAGCACAGGACATCTCGCAGAATGGGTTCTCCGTTGCCGAGTACGATACAAGGCGAGTGACAGGGGTGCTTCTGAAGTCATCAAATGGTGCGTCATTATCATACGGCACGATGAAGAATCCTTATCAGATCATGGGGAATCCGCTGATCAATGCCATATCGTCCGATGATCTTACGGCATACCGTGCGATTCGGACTTACGTTCCGATGGAGTTTGAAATCCTTGAAGCCGATCCGTCCATCGACATTGGAGACATCGTGAATGTTCAGCCGCTTGTCGAGGACTACAACATGCTGACAGACAGCTTCGGTGTAGCGTATGCGGTATGGCAAGAGTGGTTCTTGCTTTACGGTCATGATGATGTGGTAGTCGGAAATGGTGATACTCCGAAGGTTTACGGCAAAGCATTTGAAGGAGATGTGGCATACGCAGTTCCTTCGCCTGTCTACCCAGTACCGCTGATGAACCGTGAGATAGTTTTCAACGGATTCTGCCGAGCGAAATACACCATCACGGGAAACGAGAAGCGAACAGCAGAACTGGACGGTGACACGAAGTACAATGCGAACGCAACTCCGATCACGCAGGAAGGTGTGTTTAATCGCCTTGTCGGGAATGATCTTGCACAGGGCATTTACCTTGAAGGCGGCAAGATTTACATCAACGCTGAATACATCAATGCAGGAACGATCAGCGCAGACCTGATCTATGGCGGTACTCTTTCCGGGGCTAAGATCAACATAGGAAATGGAACATTTACCGTCTCATCAGAAGGAACTGTAACTGCAAAAGATATGCACATTACTGGCGGGTATCTTGATGTACAAGCCCCGTCCGAACTGACCCCTCGTGTAGTTGTTACGAGCGGTGCATATGTCTCTCAAGTTCAAGCGGGACAGTTTACTGTCTTATCCGCATCTGGACATGCCCATTATGGTTCAAGGAGCGTAATTTTCTCTTCTGACATAGATGACAGCACTATCTATGCAGAGTACGGGCAGGATCATGTAAAAGTTTCTTACGGTTCTACGATTATATCCCTTGAACCTCGATACAGTAGAGTTTACATATCGCAAAACGGAACGGTAAGAGTGAACCTTAACGATGGTGGGTTGTATTTTTATAATGCAGACGGTACTCAGGCAAAATATTATCCTGCCAGATAAAGGAGATTATTATGACTTTACCAGAAGCAAAACTTAAACTTGCACAGGACATAGCGGAACTTATAAACAATTCCAAACTGCCGCCGACTATCTGCCGTATGGTTCTCATGGACATCGACAGATCACTCGCACAGTTGGAAGAAGATATTTTCCAGAAGTCTCTGGAGAAAGGAGAGAAAGATGCCTGACGGACAATTCACAAGTCTACCGATTCCGTTCAAAAACCTCAATGCGTCTCAGATTCCGTTCGATGCCACAGGCACGGAACTGACATCCAACACCGTATCAGAAGCCATCAAAGAACTGGCGGGTGACAATCAGCTTATTGCTCAAGGGCTTGACAACGAAGTACGGAATAGGACGAATGCCGATCGGAGTTTAGGCGAAAGAATGAGCGCGGCAGAGGCGGCATTATCTGTGATCGGCGAACAGAATTCATTGTACTACCAGAACGCAACTGTTCCGGGCGATGGTACTGTACAGACAATCTTGTATCAGAACGATTGCCCTGCGGGTGTGTATGTTGTATCGGCGTGGTGCGTATTCGCTCCGAGTTCTTCCGGGACTTACAGAAACCTTGCGATCCAAGTAAACAATGATGACAACATCGTTTCAACCACGCAAGTACCGCCGTGTTCAAACGCGACAACGAGAATCACGGCAACAGCGGTGATCAAGCTGTCTCAGGCAGGACGCATCTACTGTACTGCGGCTCAGAATTCTGGCTCGTCCATACTCGCATATCAGACGCACATGGACATTGTGCGGATCAAGTAAAGGGGGATAACATGGCAAACAAATACATTACACAGTTCCCGATTGAGGTTGAGGACTTTGATCCCGCAACCAAGCAGGACAAACTGACCGCCGGTAATGGCATCACGCTGAATGGTGTAACCATCGCTACGGACAACGATTCCGACCTGACCTCTGCGAACAAACCCGCACAGGGCAAGGCGGTTGGCGATGCGCTTGCGCTGAAGGCTGATAAGACCTACGTTGACGATGAACTGGCTGAGAAAGCGAATGTCAACGGCGCCTATCCTTCCCTCACCGCCGGGCTTGCGGAACAGCTTCTGAGTAAGAATAGAGTTGTTGACCAGACACCTTACTTTTATCGACAGACGGCTCTTGGCAAGGCTAACGCTACTCGTGCACTGATGAAAAAGATTGTCGGCGGTTCTGTCGTTTGGAATCAGATAATCCCCGTAAATGCTGTAAGTAAAACACAAAATGGCGTAACATTTACTATTGATTCAGCAAACAATAAAATGCATGTGTCTGGAACTCCTACAGCGAGAGTGTACAAGTATATTACGAACGTGGCGGCTCCTAACATTCAATGCCGGGTTAATGATGTTATTTTTGTCAGAAACATTGGAACGTTTCCTACAGGGGTATCGATTGGTGTGTCATTTTACAAGGATAACACATATATGGGGGCTCTCAATGATAAAAAAGAATCAATAGTAAAAGTGCCAGCTACCGCAAACCGCATCCTTACAGGACTTGTTGATGTGACAGCGTCTTTAGTTGGAACTGCGGTCGACTTTGATTATCAATGTGATGCGTTTAATCTCACTCAGATGTTCGGTTCCACCATCGCCGACTATATCTACTCATTGGAACAGGCAACAGAAGGTTCAGGCATCGCCAAGCTTCGTGAGTGGGGATTCTTCACCAAGGACTACTACGAGCATGACCCCGGTACGATACGGAGCGTGGAAGGCGTGAGCGCGAAGGAGACGGTGGGATTTAATCAGTGGGATGAAGAGTGGGAAGTTGGGGCGATACAGTCTGGCAATCCGCGTGCGTCAACGTCAC